CTGGAGCAAGTGCTTCACCTAATGCCAGCGATGCGGTTTCAATAGAACCCTTCATTGCTTCCAGTGCGCCAGCAGTTCCAGACATTCTTGCAGTTGCCATGTCTTGTGCAGCACCTGACTTAGTGCTGGCATCAATGTACTTCTGAATTCCAGTTGCACCTTCGTCAAACAAGATGTTCGCAGCACGAAGCGCATCAGAACCAAAAATTGTTTGCATTGCTGCAAGACGTTGCTCTTGAGTTAAACCAGTGAAACCCTTTTGAACTTCACCAGCAATTCCAGCAAGGTCTTTCATGTTGCCAGCAGAATCAAAGAACTCAATTCCAAGTTGCTTCATTGTGGAAGCGGCTTCACCAGAAACAGGATTTAGACGTTGCAAGAATGTCTTGAAAGAAGTACCAGCATCAGAGCCACGCACGCCAGCGTCAGCGAATGCAGCAAGTGCGGCAGTGGTTTCCTGAATAGTTAGACCAGAAGCAACAGCCTGTTGTCCAGTTTGTTGCAGTGCCATTGCGATGTCAGAAACATCAGCAGCCGAAGCGTTTGCGGCACCAGCAAGTGCATCAACAATGCTTACACTGTCAGATGCACCAAGGTTGAAGGTGTTCATGCCAGCAGACATGACAATTGCTGATTCAGCAAGAGCCATTCCAGAAGCGGCTGCAAGGTTCAAAGTATTTGAAAGCGCACCTGCTTCAATCTGAGCAGGTGTCAAACCAGCCTTTGAAAGTTCAAGCATTGCTTGTGCGGCTTCATTTGCAGAGAAGATTGTGTCAGCACCAAGTTGTTTAGCAAGATCAGAAAGATTCTTCAAACCTTCAACAGGTGTGTTTGTTGCAACTCCAACTTGAGCCATTGCAACTTCAAAGTCAGCGGCAACTCTGACTGCAGATGCGCCGATCAAAGCAAGTGGCAACGAAACCTTTGTGCTTAGGTTTGTGCCGATCTGGGTCATCTGCGTGCCGATGCCTTGTGCGCCAGCGGCAAACTTATCCATGCCAGTTTTGGCACGCTTGATGTCAGCAATCGCCTTGTTTAATCCAGCAGGATTCCATGCCGAAACAATTGGGACAATGATTGCCATTACTTCACCACCAGATTCTTGTTTACTTGCTTACTAACTTTATCCAATGATTGAAGTACCGATTGTTGAACAGTTGTCATGTGCAACATCGCGGCTCGCCAGACATAGCGTGATGGCTTGCCTTGCAGTTTGTCGATCATGCTTGCGCCTTGACCAGCAAGAGCGTGAGAACGTGTCCCACCTTTGTAGGCGTAATCTCTGGTTCTGCCGCTTGTTCTTACTTTGTTGCGACGACCAGCCATGTCTGCAATTTGCAAACCCGCTGCTCCGTAAGTTCCCTTTTTGCCACCGACGTAAATAGACACAAGAGAAGTTTGATTCTTTTGAGCGCGTTTGCTGAATGAAGTTCTCACAGTAACTTTAATTGCAGCGCGATTCCAACCAGTTCTTCCAGAGTGGTTCATGCCACCCCTGCGATCAAACTGGCGACCCATCAATGGTGGTGAGTTAGGAATGTAGGACTGAATGGAAGCCTTCATTGGTTCAGCAGCAATTTTCAAATCAGAGCGTGCTGTGTTCACAAGTTTGTTAGGCAACAATTCAAGTTCTTTTATGGTTTCTGGAATCCCATAAACCTGAACCTTTTGCATTTATTGCCTGCCATTCATCATTTGTGCTTTGTGTCGTAAGTACATTCCCATTGTGAATAACATACGATCTGTCTGATCTAACAACACAGATGGAGCAATACCTGTTTCACACGCTAAGTAAGCAATGAACCAATGCTGACTAGATTCGCCTAGCCCTTGGATTTTGGGTCGTCATCACTTTGTCCGATGCTTTCCACATCGTCAAGCCATGAGTCAAAATCTTTAGTTGTAGCCTTGGTGCGATTCTCTGAATGCCATGCAAGCCATAACAGGTCAGTGAGACGCATCTCTTGTTCGAAACGCGCCACACTGCGACTGTATTTTTCTTCGAATGCAACTAGGTCTTTTGCTGAACAGGTGACATCTTTTGTATTGCCATCTATGAATTCAACGCGCAGGGATATTCTCATGAGTTATGCCGTTGCCCGTGTTACGGTTCCCGATACTGGCCATGTGACAGACAGAGTGGCAATGTCGCCTACGCTGCTTGCAAATGGGCTGTACTGGTTCACCAAGCAAGTTGCTGTGTATGAAGGGTTTGTTGCTGTAACAGTTCCTGATGTTGGAGTGATTACAACAGTTGCTGCTGTGTTGATTAGCGGGTACAAGGTTGCATCAACAGATGCTGCACCGAAGTCTTGCATGAAAGAAAGAGTTACGGAACCTGACTTCAAGCCACCAATACGGGTGCGCCATTCGCCACCGAAAGCAGTTGTTTCTAGATCGTCTGACTCGATGCTTAGTTCAGCACTGTTTAGAGATGTAGAGAAGTTGGTACCGTTTACTGTGATTTTGTAATCCGTTGCGGCGAATTTTGGCATATCTTTGTTGCTCCTAGTTTGCGTAGCAAAGCACTGTGAACTCTGCTGATAAATATGTTACCTCACCTACGGTAAGTTCACCGTAGTTGCGGGAGTCGGTCACTCTCAGGTCAAATGCTTTTCCATTAAGTGTCTTATCTGATTCTATCGCCAGTTTGATTGATGCTGATCCTGTAGAAGAAACGTAAGCATCCAAGGCATTCTGACCAGATCGTTCTGATACACGACCAACAATGACTGTCACTGCAAACGTGTAGGTGTTCATTCCACGACCAAATGTGTTGTCATACTCAACGCCTTGCGGCAAGATGACAGCAATTGGTGGACTTGGATTGTCAGGAATAGTTGCTGTTGTACGCAAGCCACTGATCGTCGCAAGGTTGGCTGCAAGACCAGTTCTAAGTTCAGAGATCAGAGACATTAGGCAAAGTTCCTGAGTTTGCGATACGGAGCAACAAGTTGTTCAACATCTGGATCAAGGTAACGGCTCACGCGCATTGCGCCCATGTCGCCAAAGCCTGCAATACCAAGTGGACTGTCAAGACGCTTAAACAAACGTGACGACTGAACAACACAAGCCTGAGTGATTGCAATTGGCACTGAAGGCCATCCAAAGACACCAGTTACTTTCACAAGGTTCTGCTCTGACTCAACTGGGAACAAGTAGTTTTCAACTGCACGAATGCGTGTGTATGGAACGGTTAGACCATCGGTGTATCCGTTTGATGGTTCAAGTTGGTAATCACCAACAGCCCATGTTGTATCGAATACGCCATCTCCACCAGAAGAAGTCATCAAGGTGATTGCAGTTCCAGCAAGATCGTCTGTCTGCACAACGAAGGAATCATCTGCTGCATAGAAGCGCGTTGCAGTTCCAGACGAGTAGAAAGAACGCATGGCATGTCCATCGATAGCCCGTGATGCAGATTCAATTGCCATTTCAAGCAATGTGTCATCAACGGTATCTGAGATGCGTAATGCTGCCTTTACTTGTGTAAGTGTGGCGTAGCCATTTGTGATTGCCAATGAAAACTCCTAAGTCTAGGTATATTCTACTTGCGTTCTAAAAGTTGGTTTTGTAGATAAAGAGCAACTGTTGATCTAGCCTTTACATCACAAGGAACGAAGTGACCAGCATAGGCATAATCAACATCAAGATTCAGAGTGCAGTCATAGGTTGCGCCTGATACTGCTGTTCCAATCCAAAAGCACCAATCTTCATAAGGAGAGATTCTTTGATCAAAAGTATTTTGATTCCAAAGTGAACGTCTAACTGGTGAGCCACATGGAATCATGTTTGATCGAAGGCTGAGTATTTCTTCAGCAGTTACATTTGCTGGTGTCCAGATTTGTCCAGTGTCGTATTCAAAACCTAAGCACAAAACATCTGCAGTGCAGGTGTCTATTTTGTCCAAGGCATGTGGTCTGTATCTGTCATCAATTCCGATCCACGCAATCCATTCTGTATCACAGTATTCAAAACCAAGATTCAACATGTCGCTGAAAGCAAAGTCATCCCACCAAGGAATCACTGTCACTCCGTCTAAGTCATAGTCAGATTGTTTTATGTCTGCGTGAAGAACAAGAACTATCTTGTCTGGTTTTCGATTAAGTGATCTGACAGATTCAAGCCATCCGTTTAGTTCTTCAGGGTAACTGTGACAAACACCAACTACACCTAATGTTGTACGAGTTTCCAAAATGTGTCGCCTGCCTTATCAATCATGTGGCGCAATGCATCTGCATCTTGCCAATCTTCAACACTAGTGATTCCAACATTGTCATTCGTGTGAAT